TCAGCATCTCGCTCAACTTCTACAGCATGCAGACGGCGGCGCTGCTCGACCAACTGGCTGGCGGGCAGAATTTCTGCTTTTCCGAACTGTCCGGAACCACGTTCACCGACACGACAACCCGCCGTCCACTGATCTACCTAATGGTCTCGCTTGACGACGGCGCAGGGGGCTCGACTCCCACCTATCCGCCAGCGAGCAAAGTGTTCGCCGGAACCGACCGTGGGGATGGCGTCATGGGCACGCTCCACGCCTCCAACATCGCGACAGCCGCAGGCACGGGAGTGAACCTCACACCCAGTATCCTTCTCGCGGGGAATACGGTGGACGATGTCGTCGGGGCGCATACGGAGCCCGTGGTGACGTTCCCGGCAGCCTCCAAAGTGTACGCCGGCACCGACCGCGGCGATGGCACTCTCGGCACGCTCCACGCCAGCAACATTGCAGTGGCAGCAGGGGCGGGCGTCAACCTTACGCCCTCGATCCTGTTGGCCGGCAATACCGTAGACGACGTCACAGGAACGCATACGGAGCCCGTGGTGACGTTCCCGCCGGCGTCCAAGGTCTACGCCGGGGCGGATCGCGGCGACGGCGTGGTGGGCACTCTCCACGCCTCCAATATCGCGGCGGCGGCGGGTTCTGGCGTCAACCTTACGCCCTCGATCCTGCTTGCGGGCAACACCGTAGACGACGTCACAGGGACGCACACCGAACCGGTAATAACCTTCCCCCCGGCGTCGAAAATATACGCCGGCACCGACCGCGGCGATGGCACAATCGGCACGCTCCACGCCAGCAATATCGCGACCGCGGCCGGGGCCGGATCGAATCTCGCTGCGGGCGATCTGCGCTCGGGCGTCACCGTCGACGACGTGGCCGGCTCCCTGGTCCCGACCGGCGGCGCTGTAGCCGGGGGCGCTTACACCTTCGTGGACTGATATGCGGATCTCACTCGCCGGGCCATCCTACGCAGCCAAGAGCGTCGTAGCAGCCGCGCAGGAGACGATCAACTGGTATCCGGAGACGCTCGGCGTGGGCGATGAACCGCGGAAACAGGTGCTCGTCGGGCGGCCGGGGCTGAAGCTCTTCGCCACGCTCACCCCGGCCAAGATCCGCTGCCTGTGGGCGGGCGGCGGCCGCCTCTTCTGCATCCACGGCAACAAGCAATCGGAAATAAACTCTGCGGGCGTGCCCACGGCGGCGTCACAGACCGTCGCGGAAACGGCCGGCGTCTCGCCCGACCCGGCCCAGATCTTCAGCAACGGGCACCAGCTCATGATCGTGTCGGGCGGGCTGGTCTACGTCGACAACGGCACGGGACCGGAGCCGGCGCGCTTCTCGCTCTTTGGCCTCGTCGATACAGACGGCACGACTACGGTCTACTGGACTGAGACGACCCCCGGAACGTCCGACATCTTCACGGCGCAGATGGTGGGGCAGACGATGCGGATCGGCGACGGCGATTACCTCGTCACGAGCTTCATCAACGGCGCAACGGTTACGGTTGCTACTCCCGTTCCGATCGGAACGGACCAGCCATACAGCGTCCCGCGCTCGGGCGACCAGGTGACGGGCGTCACCGGCGGATTCCTCGACGGCTATGGCATCGTCAACCGGCCGCCGAACCCACCGGGACCGGGAATGGCCGCGAGCCGCAGGCGCCGCAGCCGGTCGGGAAAAGCCGTGGAGCCGGAAGATCCCGGCCGGCAGTTCAACATCAGCGAGTTGAATGACTTCACCGTATGGCATCCGCTCGACTTCGGGGTCAAAGAGGGCCACTCCGACTACATCCGCTCGATCCTCTGCGATCACGAGGAGCTTTGGCTGCTGGGCACGGAAACCACCGAGATCTGGTCGAACGTCGGCGACCCCAACTTTCCTTTTCAGCGCGACGCCGGCGCCTACATCAACGGCGGGTCCGTCGCGACGTATGCGCCGTGCTCGGTCGGAACGACGGTCTGCGCTCTGGCCGGCGGCGCAGAGGGCCAGACGGTGGCGTACCAGGCGCAGGGTCTCCAGCCGCAGCGCATCTCGACGTTCGCGCAGGAGCAGCAGTGGAACGCGCCGGGGTTCAACGCGCGGGACGCCGTCTCATATCCCTACCTGGACGCCGGCCATCTTTTCTGGGTGATCAACTTCTGGGCAGAGCAGCAGACCTGGGTCTACGACGTGACCGAGAAGCTCTGGCATGAGCGCAAAGCGTTCAACCCGGCGACTCACGTATTCGCCCGTTACCAGCCGTGGTTCCACGCCTTCATCCCCGAGTGGGGCGCGGGCGGCAAGCATATCGTCGGCGACCCCTCGACTGGCAAGCTGTACGAGCAGAGCCTGAACTTCTACGACGACGACGGCGTCGTCATCCAATACCTCCGCGCGTTTCCGCATCTGCTCGACGAAGACAAGTATCTGTTCCACCACCGCTTCGAGCTATTCATGGAGACGGGCACAGTCGTTGCGCCGAACCCAGAGATGCTCGTCGCGCTCGACTGGAGTTCAGACCGCGGGCACACATTCCCCACGGGACGAACCGTGACTCAGACTTCCGGTCTGCCGGGCGACTACAACAAGCGCATCGTCTGGCGGCGTCTCGGCCGTTCGCGCGATCGCGTCTACCGTGTCGGTGTGCAAGGGAGGGGCAAAGTTGCGCTGGTGGATGCCTTCCTCGAGGCCACGCCGTCGGAGATTGCCTGATGGACAAGCTCCAGATTCCACCGATCCGCACAGACCTGAACGAATCCGACAGCTCCCAGCGCTTGAAGACCGGCAAGCAATGGTATGAGTTCTGGCGGCGGTCGGGCGAGCGGATCAACTCACACACCGACGAGCTGGCCGGCATCGTCGAAGATATCGAGGAGATCAAGGACGCGATCGAAGCCATCCCGCCCGACGTGATCGACCAGCCAGGCCAGCCTACCGTGGGCGTGATCTCCTACCGCTGGCTACCGAATACGGAGTTAGGGTCTGGCGAATCATGCGCCTTTGAGCTGATGATCCCTGTGACGCCACCCTCGCCTGTTGGCGTTTACGCGGGCGTCCATCTCTGGCTCGAGGTGCCCGACGGGTCGGCGGCTATTGATTTCACGTTCCGCGCTGGCGGCGGGAAGCTCGGAGAGGACCGAACGGCGAGCGTCTGGCTCCCTCGCGATTTCGGCAAGCATCCCTACGACAAGCAACCAAGTCAAATTGTGCGGGCGCGTATCGCCAACGTCGCGATCACCACCAACAGCACGATGAATGTCCGCGTGATGATCGTGGCGTTCAGCCCGAGCTACGATCCAGCTCCTATCCGAAACGGACTGCCTGGAGCGACTCCCTCCTGGGTGGTCAACATCCTCCCTCTCGATATCGACAAGCCGGAGTCGGCGGTGAACATCACCCCCTACACGGTGACCTCGCTGACCGCGACCGCTGGGACTCCGCAGGTCGTCAACAACCGGATGCAGACGCCAATCAGCGTCACCGTCGACCTCTCGACAGTGCCGAACCCGCGGCCGCCGGCATGGGGCTACCGGCTGATCGCCTACATCAACGGCGTTCTCACCAGTGCTCCCATTTTCTTCTCGGACGTGTTGCAGCGAAGTGGCCTCATTCTGTTCTCCGGAAATATGGACGGCATCACCAGTCCGCACACCTTCGGATTGATTACGCCGGCTGCTCAGACCAACGTCGTCATCTACGCGGTCGCCGGCATAGTAGCGCCCGACCTCGCCACGTTCCAACTGAACAACATCATCGTCGGCATCACCGCCAGCGCGACGGTGGTTGTCGGGGCCGTAGTCCTTACCGTATCGATAGCCGAAATCGGAGCGCGGTATCAGAACCCTCCCGGCGGAAGCACCTACACCACGATTCGCGTCACGGCGGGATCGCAGGAAGGGGCGACGACGGCGACGATCTGGTTCACGTACAACGACGGCGCGAGCTATACCTGGATCGGCGTCTATCCGTTCACCAATGCCACGCACCAGGACCTCGTCACCATCGTCCCGCTCGGGACCAGCACCTTCCGCGCCAAGCTCGCGCCAGGAAGCTATACATCGTCTGCATCGCCACCGTCGAACGCCGTCGCCAGCAACCCGCTGACGCTGGCGATTGGGCCTCCCACGGCGCCGCTTGCCACGCTATCGATCACGAATCAGTGGGGGGACGCGCCGACGAAGGACAACATCTTCATGGGCCGCGGCATCAACGGCCCTTACGCGCGGGTGGTATTCAAAATCCAGACGGCGGGCACTCTCGATCCTGCGGCTTTCTGGTATCAGTGGTGGGTCATGTGGGTGGACAGCGCCGGGAACCCGATCAACCCCGGCAATGTTTTGAACACAAGTGGTTGGCAGGATCACTACGGTTCAGGCAATGACGGCAAGCTCCAGGAGCATCACCTCGACATCAACTACCCTGCCGTCGCCAATGCTTACCTGGAGATTCGCGTGTATGCGCGGTCCCGAAACAGCGACGGAACGAAGCCGCCATTCACGGGGGATTCCAGCGCTGTAGTGGTCCCGTGGCCGGGAGGACTCACCTACTACCGCTTGCTCGTCGGTCTACCGCCGGGAGCGGATCAGGTGACCAACCCCGGCAACGACCAGAACTCCAACCCGACGATCTCGATGCTCGCGAACTGGAGCTTCCTCTACAACGTTCCCGGCTTCTGGATTCAATCCGGCGCGAGGGCCGGGACGGGATACCTGTCAGGCTGGAACGCCGGGTGGAATGCCGGGGCGTCCATCGAGTGCCGGAATGATGGCGGCTCATCGGGAAGCAGCTATACCCGGCTCACTGGCTTCAGCACATCGATTACCCAGACCGTCTCAGTGATCGCAGGCGCGAAAATTTATCTCTCGGTCGCGCTGCGCTCCTCGAACCATTCGACCAACCACAATCTCAACCTGTACGTCGATTGGCTCAACTCCAGTTCGGGGTTCATCTCCACCACCACGGTCGGCATGGCGAGCGCCTATCTCTCCGCGTGGTCAGCCAAGGCGATCACCGGATTCGTGACCGTCCCAGCCAATGCCGCCTTCGGCATCCTCCGAATCGCTACCGGCGCATCGGAGCCAGGGTATTGGGACGTGGATGACGTGGTGATGCAGCCGGTCCTTAGCCAAGTCACAAACGACGGCACGGCGGAGGTTAGC